GGCTGCGGATTCCGCTACTGAAAATCCGATTGAGACGACGCTACTTGCTTGCTTAAGACCTACTGGCATATACTGGGGTATCCCTAGATAGTTATTAGTAGTTTAGTTTACACAGCAATCATTGACCTACGGCTAACAAGTAGTGATAATGCGTAGCAGTACAACACCTACTAGTAAATCTCAATCAATTACTACAATGATTGGCTAATCATTAAGTAGTAATGGCCCGTGGGACTAGATATGTGCGTACAATGCTCTAGGTGTAAGAAGCAATATCTCTGTAAATGGCAACAAGGTTTAGTGGTAGAACTACAGATTCCTGCAATCCATTGCCCCGTAGACTTCTATTTTGTAGCTAATTGCACGGAGTGTTATGCATGAGACTAGCACTAGTCTGTACCGAATGCCTGGATCTCACATGGAAGTGGGACATAACACGTCAAGATTGGAAGGTTGGCAATGGCCGACGCTGGTGGGTGTGCGGAGATTGCACCGATTCCAGGAGGGAATTCTAATGAAGCGACGTTCTAAAACCAAGTTCACACAGATTCACGTGTCAATTCCTGTCCATGTATTGGCTGAATTCGACCATACACTAGGGTTTAATGACTCTAGGAGCAAGAAGATTAGCAAATTGATGCTAGACTATGCGCGTAACGAAGGAGATCCATTAGAGGATTACTCACGTAAGGAAATACTTGAACACCTTCAGTACAAGTATGACAAAGATTCTCCCGAAGACGTACTGATTCAGGCACTACTTGCCTTGCATTGATTTACGGATCGCAATTAATTCTTTGAGAATCTTGTTTAACAAAGTGGCAATTGTCATAGTAATCACTTCATCTTCTTGAGCAATCTTTGCGCACGTCGCATGACATCAGCTTGAGTTTTACCTTTACGTAGAGAACCTTTCTTTGTACGTAACTCTGAGTTGGCTTGACGTAAGCAATTGCTTAGGTTCTTGCAGTGCTTCTTGTTCTTCTTACGCGGTTTACGTACGTTAGGAAGTAAGCTTGCACGTGAGAATTGTCCACTGCTTCGAATAACGTCACGTCCGGATGGTCTTGTACGTGTAATTCGACCTCGAGAAGATACTCGAAGTGTAGGATCATTGATGAGAAGTCGCATTTCTTCAGACGTTGCTTTCTCCAGGGCGGATCTTAAGTCCGCTTCAGCTGTAGAAGTAAGAGCTCTACGATCGTCTTCATCACGTTCACGTTGTTCGAGGTCTCTACGACGTCGTTCTTCATTCTCTCGAGAACGCATTTCTAGTTCGAAACGGTCTCTATCATCAAACCTTGATGCGTCATCGCGTCTAAAATCGTCCTCATCGACGACAAATGGCATGAGAATCAACCTCAAGCACTGAGAACTTCGCTCTGAACAAGTGCAGCATAGATGTCAGCGGATGCGATAGCACGATATCCGTATAGCTTACCTGAGACACCCTTAGCAAGGTTGTTGTTTTGTCCTGCAACTTGGACGAAGAAGTCGTTTGTTGCGATGATACCAATGTACTCTAATGTAGAAGGAGGAGTCTCAAGAGCTTGAGTTGAGAATCCGACAGCCACTCCGACATCCGCACGTATTCGTTCATTTGCAATCGACATACAGTTTGAGTTTGCCAAAGATTGGACAGCAGTTTGAGATGTGGTAGTCAAAGAACAATTGACGGCTGTACTTAGTCCATCAATCATCTCTGGAGATTCTGGATCAAGATTAACAGCCAAGACCACAAAGACTTCCCGGTCTAGTGGAGAGAGGTTCAAATCTACTGAACCCTGGGTGAATGTGTTGGCTGCGGATTCCGCTACTGAAAATCCGATTGAGACGACGCTACTTGCTTGCTTAAGACCTACTGGCATATACTGGGGTATCCCTAGATAGTTATTAGTAGTTTAGTTTACACAGCAATCATTGACCTACGGCTAACAAGTAGTGATAATGCGTAGCAGTACAACACCTACTAGTAAATCTCAATCAATTACTACAATGATTGGCTAATCATTAAGTAGTAATGGCCCGTGGGACTAGATATGTGCGTACAATGCTCTAGGTGTAAGAAGCAATATCTCTGTAAATGGCAACAAGGTTTAGTGGTAGAACTACAGATTCCTGCAATCCATTGCCCCGTAGACTTCTATTTTGTAGCTAATTGCACGGAGTGTTATGCATGAGACTAGCACTAGTCTGTACCGAATGCCTGGATCTCACATGGAAGTGGGACATAACACGTCAAGATTGGAAGGTTGGCAATGGCCGACGCTGGTGGGTGT